GGACGGGAGGAGTCCGCCGAGGTGTACGGCGCGGCCGCGAACACCCGCCAAGCGGGCAAAGGGTTCGAGCCCGCCACGAAGATGGTCCGCAAGTCGCCGGTACTGGCCAAGCGGCTGACCCACATCAAGAACCAGCGGCGCCTGGTCGACGAGAAGACCGGCTCCCACTACGAGGTCATCCCGTCCGACGCGGACAACGAGCTCGGCCACAGCCCGCACTGCTTCATCCTCGACGAGGTGCTGTCCCAGCCGGACGACAAGCTGTGGAAGGCGATGCGCACCGGTGCCGGCGCGCGCTGCCAGCCGCTGATGCTGGCCATCACCACCGAGACCGCCGACGGCGTGAGCTTCGGCGCGGACTTCATCGACGAGGCCGACCGGGTCATGGAGGACCCCGCGCGGGCGCCGCACCACTTCGTGTTCGTGCGGAAGATGCCGCGCACGGCCGACGAGCTGGAGCGGCTGCACCGGCTCTTCCCGGGCAGGCCGGAGCTGCCGGTCAGCCTCGATCCGTGGGACGAAGCGAACTGGTACTGGCCCAACCCTGCGCTCGGCAGCTTCCTGTCGCTGTCGTCGCTGCGGGAGGAAGCCGAGGAGGCCCGCAGCGACCTGAAGGCGGAGCACGGGTTTCGGCAGTTCCGCCTCAACCAGCGCGTCTCGCAGGTGACGCGCTGGATCTCTATGGACCTGTGGAACGCGGCCGCGCGCGAGATCGCCCCCACCCCGGCCTGGGTGGCCGGCCGCCTCGAGGGACAGCGCTGCTGGGGCGGCCTGGGACCTGTCCAGCAAGCTCGACCTGACCGCGTTCACGCTGCTGTTCCCCGGGGGTGAGGTGCTGTGGCGGTTCTGGGTACCCGAGTCGGTCACGCCGATCCTCAGCGACTACACCAACGGCCGCTTCGAGGAGTGGGTGCGCGACGGGTGGGTCACCGAGACCGAGGGCGACACCATCGACTACGACCGCATCTACGACGATGTCGCCGCCGACCACAACCGCTACCGGATCGTCGACATCACCTACGACAAGTGGTCCGGTGAGCCCGTCCGGCAGGCGATCACGAAGCGGACGCGGCTGAAGCTGGTCGAGTCCGACACCACCTACCTGCGGATGACTCCGCCGATGTCGGAGCTGATGCGCCGGCTGAAGGCCCGCCCGCCCGGGAGCGAGCTCGCGCACTTCGGCAACCCGGTCGCGCTGTGGATGGCCGACAGCATCGAGAAGAAGAGCCCGCGCGACGACCCCGACCGCATGCGGCCGGTCAAACCGGACCGCGACAAGACCGGCAAACGCATCGACGGCATGGTCAGCCTGCTCCTCGCCGTCGACGGCGCGATGCGCGGCCTGCCCGCGCCCAGCGTCTACGAGACCCAGGGCATGGCCCTGTGACGACGAAGGGGGGTGCGCCGTGGACCGCTGGGACGTCCTGGCGCTGCTCGGTATCGCGCTGCTCGGCGCAGGCATGGGGCTGCTCGCCCCCTGGCTGGGCCTGACCGTGGTCGGCGCCGCGCTGCTCGGCATCGGCCTGGCCGGCTCGGTCCTCGCGGAGAAGGCCGCGGCCCGCCAGGAACTGATCGACGCGAAGAAGGGAGGCTGATCGTGGGCTTCCTGCGCTCCGCGGTACGGTCCGCGGCCCGCGCCTCGTCCGGGCCGCTGTCCGGGATCGCCACCCCCGAGAAGTGGGTGGTGGACTGGTTCACCGGCGACGTCGCCAACTCCGCCGGCGTCCGCGTCGACCAGGAGACCGCGCTGATGTACGCGCCGTTCTTCGCCGGGGTGCGCGTCATCGCCGAGGACCTCGGCGCCCTGCCGCTGTTCCTGTACGAGCGGCTGAAGCGCGGCAAGGACCGCGCCACCAACCACCCCCTGTACACACTGCTGCACGACGCGCCCAACGACATGATGGGCACGATGGCGTTCCGGGAGGCCCTGCAGGGCCACGCCATCACCTGGGGCGGCGGCGCCGCCTACGTCGTCACCCACGAACGCACCGGCGTCATCGAAGAGCTGTGGCCGCTGCGCCCGGACCGGCTGCACGTCAAGGTGCGGCAGATGGGGCGGGGCCGCGCCGAACGCTGGTTCCAGTACGTCGACGACGTGAACGGCATCTACGCCAACTTGGCCCCGGGTGAGGTGCTGTACGTCAACGGGTTGGGGTTCGACGGGCTGCGCGGCTACTCCGTGGTGGAGCTCGCCGCGAACAGCATCGGGCTGGGGCTGGCGACCGAGCACTACGGCGCCAAGACGTTCTCCAACAGCTCCGCGCCGGCGGGCGCCCTGTCCCACCCCGAGAACCTGTCCCCCGAGGCCAGGAAGCGTATGGCGGACGACTGGGAGAACATCCACCGTGGCATCGACCGCGCCCACCGCGTGGCGATCCTCGAGGAAGGCGTGACCTGGCAGCAGGTCGGCCTGCCCAACGACGCCAACCAGTTCCTCGAGACCCGCAAGCTGCAGGTGACGGACATGGCGCGCTGGCTGCGCCTGCCGCCGCACAAGATCGGCGACCTCGAACGCGCCACCTTCTCCAACATCGAGCAGCAGCAGCTCGACTACGTCTCCAGCGCGCTGAACTCGTGGTTGGTGCGGTGGGAGCAGGCCATCCTCACGCAGCTGCTGCTGCCCGAGGAGCGCCGCCGCTACTTCGCCGAGCACCTGGTGGACGCGCTGCTGCGCGGCGACACGATGACCCGCTACCAGGCATACGCGATCGGCCGGCAGTGGGGCTGGCTGTCCTCCAACGACGTCCGGGACAAGGAGAACCTCAACCCGGTCGACGGCGGCGACGCCTACCTGGTGCCGCTGAACATGGTCCCCGCCAGCGGCCCGAAACCCGGCGACGAAGACGACGCCCGTACGGCGGCCCGCCGGCGCGCCCGGCTGCTGCGCGGCCGCGGGGCGCGTGAACGGATCGCCGACGCCTGGGCGCCGAAGGTAGAGGAGGCCGACCAGGAGATCGCCGACCTCGAGGCCGCCGAGGTCGGCTCCCTCATCGAGGAGCACCTCGACACCGGCCGGGCCCGCTCCACGTCCGCGTTCGTGGCGGCCCTGGCCGCCCTGTACGAGGAGGACGGGCCGATCGCCGAGGCCATGAGCACGCTGTGGCTGCCGATCATCACCGCGTTCGCTGCGGACGTGGCCGAGGACGCGGCCGCCGAGGTCGGGCATGAGGAGGACGTGGACCTGTCGGTGTGGGCACGCGCCTACACCCTCGCTCACACCGCCTACCGGCTCGCCACCAGCTTCGGCGCGCTGCGGCGCCGCACCGAGGAGGCACCCAGCCAGGTTGACGCCGCGGAGGCGGTGGCCGATCTGCTGCTGAAGTGGCAGGAGGAGCGGCCCGCGCAGACCGCGCGCTGGCAGGCCACCCAGCTCCCGAACGCCGCGGCCCGCGAGACGTGGCGGGAGGCAGGGGTGCGGGAGCTGCGCTGGGTGGCCCGCGGGTCGAAGAACTGCCCGTACTGCACCAAGCTCGACGGCCGCACCGTCGCCCTCGAGGACCCGTTCATCGCCAAGGGCGACCAGATCGACAGCGACGACGGCGAACTGGTGGCGAAGCGGAACACCTTCCACCCGCCCGTACACGCGGGCTGCGACTGCGAGGTGGTGCCCGTTGTCGGCGACTGAACGCGGCCGCAACGGCGTGACCGGGTGCCGCTGCTGTGGCCTTCCGTGGGTCGAGGAGCGGGGCCTGTGCGAACGCTGCGTCAACCGTGGCCACACCGTCCCGCCGCCCTCAGCGGAGGCCATACGGCAGCAGCGCCCCGCACCGCGTGACCGGCAGATACGACACCCCGGGAGGGACCGATGAAGGGCCAGCGTCACTACATGCGCGGCTACGTCCAGCGCGCCGACACCGACGACCAGGGCGACGAAGCGGCCGGGAAGCCGCTCACCATCGTCGCCGCGACCGAGGGCCGCAAGGGCGACGGCCTGAACCTCACCATGAAGGGCGCCCAGCTCGGCCGCTTCGACGCCAACCCAGTGGTCGGCTACGGCCACTCGTACTGGGGCCGCGACGGCCTGCCGATCGGCCGCTCCGACAAGACCTGGATCGACGGCGACAGCCTGAAGATGTCCATCGTCTTCGACCAGGACGACGACTTCGCCCGCAAGGTCGAACGCAAGTACCGCAACAAGATCATGAACGCCTTCAGCATCGGCTTCGACGTCTGGAACATCGCCGACGACGGAACGCCCGAAGGCTGGGAGCTGTTCGAGGTCAGCGCGGTCCCGCTGCCGATGGACCCCAACGCCATCGTCGAGTCCGGCCGCGAGGACCACCTCGCCGCCGTACGCGGACTCCTTCATGTCCCCGGCCTTCTGAGCGAGGACGACGTCGCCAGGCTGCGGCAGTCCGTCCGCGCAGGCGCCGTGCTGTCGAAGAAGAACAAGACCCTCGTCCAGAACGCGGTCACCGCACTCACCGAACTCCTCGAGGCCGCGGGTGGCACCGACGACGAGGACGACGAGGCGCGCGCGGCCGCCGACGCCGCGCACCGTGCCCGCCTGCTGCGCCTGGCCGGCCTGTAACCGCACCCACCTGTTCTCTCCGCCCCCTTCGCCGCGGGCGGGCACACCCCAAGGAGGGGAAGCATGACCACGCTGAAGATCCGCGAGCTGAAGGCCAAGCGCAGCAAGCTCGGCGCCGACGCTCGCGCCCTGATGGAGGCCGCCACGTCGGCGGGCCGCGCCATGACCGGTGAGGAAGAGCAGTCGTTCGACCGGCTGATGGACGAGCGGGACCAGCTCGACCAGACCATCGAGCGCGCCGAGCGGCTTCTGGACGACGACCGCGCAGCCCTCGACGGCGTCCCCGACGACGGCCCGGGCCCGGGCGGGGGTGGCGGCGACGAGCAGATGGCCGCCTGGCGCTCCTACCTGCTGTCCGGGCGCTCCGCGCTCACCGAGCGGCAGGCCCGCGCCCTGAACGCGGGCAACGACCCCGAGGGCGGGTTCCTCGTCGCGCCGGAGCAGTTCGTGCAGCAGCTGCTGCAGGTCGTCGACGACATGATGCCGCTGCGCGGCCTGGCCACCGTGCAGCGCCTGACCACCGCGGAGTCCCTCGGTGTCCCGACCAGGGACAGCGACCTGGACGACGCGGAGTGGACGAGCGAGGTCGCCACCGGCAGCCAGGACGATGGCCTGCGCTTCGGTAAGCGCGAGCTGCGGCCGCACCCGCTCGCCAAGCGGGTGAAGGTGTCCCGCAAGCTGCTGCGCGCGGCTGCGATCGGGCCGGAGGCGATCGTGCGTGACCGCATGGCCTACCGGCACGCGACCGCGCAGGAGAACGCGTTCATGACCGGCGACGGCAACCAGAAGCCGCTGGGGCTGTTCACCGTCGGCAACGCCGACCTCGGAGGCATCACCACCGCCCGGGACGTGGACGTGCCTACCGACGGCAGCGGCTTCGTCCACAACTCGACGGACGGGTACGCGGCGGACGCGCTGATCACCGCCAAGTACACCCTCAAGCCGCAGTACCACCCGCGGGCCCGCTGGCTGTTCCACCGGTTCGTCCTCGCCGAGATCCGCAAGGTCAAGGACGCCGACGGCAACTACATCTGGAAGCCCGGGCTCGGCGACCGCTCCGACACGATCCTGGAGATCCCCTACGTGCTCTCCGAGTTCGCGCCGTCGACGATGGCCGACAACGACTACATCGGCATGCTCGGCGACTTCTCCTACTACTGGATCGTCGATGCCCTGCAGTTCGAGATCCAGCGCCTGGTCGAGCTGTACGCCGAGTCCAACCAGGTCGGGTTCATCGGCCGCGCCGAGGTCGACGCCATGCCCGTCCTCGAGGAGCCGTTCGTGCGGCTGCAGTCCAACGACACCGTCGCCTGACCGGCCTGATCCGAAGGGACCAGCAGCATGCGCAACGACATCAAGAACCACCTGTCCATCGCCCAGACCCTGGTGCCGGCCGCCCGCACCGCGAGCGCCAACGGCACCGCCGTGGACCTGGCCGGCTTCGACGCCGCCGCCGTCGTCATCGACGTCGGCGCCGTCACCGACGCCAGCTTCAGCATCGAGGTGCAGGAGTCCGACGAGTCGGGCAGCGGCTACACCGCGGTCGCCGCCGCCGACCTCGACGGCACCGAGCCCGCCACCCTCACCGCGAACACCGTCACCACGATCGGCTACCACGGCATCAAGCGGTACCTGCGCGCCGTGGCCACCGATGCAGGCACCGGCGACGCCGCGTTCGGCGTCAGCGTGGTCCGCGCCAAGGGCCGGGTGAAGTGATGCGCGTCCAGTTCACCCGCCGCGTGGCCAACCCCCGCTTCTCGGCCCGGCCCGGGCAGATCGTCGACCTCCCCGAGGCCGAGGCACTCACCCGGATCGCCGCCGGCCACTGCACGGCCGTCGACACACCCACCCAGCGCCGCCCCGCGGCCCCGGCCCGGCAGCGCCAGGCCCCGCAGGACTCGCCGCTGGAGAAGCTCACGGTGCCTCAGCTGCAGGAGTACGCCGACGAGCGGGACATCTCCCTCCCCGACGGCGGCCGGAAGGCCGATCTGGTCCAGGCCATCCAGGACGCCGAGGCCGCCCGGGTGGCCAGCGAGTAGGAGAGGAGGTGGGCCGTGGCCTACGCCACCGCCGAGCACCTGCGCCTGTTCCTTCGGCACGGGCTGGCCTTCACCGCGGAGGAGACCGCGCAGGCCGAGCTGCTCATCGAGCTCGCCGAGGGCGCCATCGATGACGAGCTCGGCCAGTCCCTGGAGCTGTCCACGGACACCGTCACCCTCGACGGGCCCACCCGCGGGGACCGGTGGCCGGACGCCCCGGGGACCGGCTCACGCAGGCTGCTGCTGCCGCGCTGGCCGGTCACCGCGGTCACTTCCGTGACCATCCTGGGCGACGACGCGGCCGACGAGGTCCTGGAGCACGGCGCCGACCACGACTACACGTGGTCGGAGTCCGGGATCCTCACCCGCGTGGGCGGCTGGTGGCCGACCGGCGACCAGCGCATCCAGGTCGTCTACACCGCCGGACACGCCACGATCCCCAAGGGGGTCAAGCGCGCGACGCTGCGCCTGGCGGCCGCCGCGTGGGGCAATCCCGAGCTGCTGAGCAGCGAGACGCTGGGGGACCACTCGCGGTCGTGGTCGGCCGACGCGCTGGGCATGACCCTGTCCCAGGCCGACATCACGGCGCTGGGCGTGTACCGGGCCCGGACATGATCGGGCACCTCCTGAACCGGCCGCTGCAGGTGTGGCGGCCCGAGACCGTGCCGGACAGTGCCGGCGGGCAGACCACCGCCTGGGCGCTGCAGCCCGACGAGGTCCGCGCGAAGGTCGACCAACCATCCGCGTCTGAGCGGCTGCTGGCGGCGCAGACCGGGCCGAGCACACCCACAGCATCTACCTGCTGCCCGCCGCGGACGTGCGCCGCGGCGACCAGCTGCGTGACGCGAGCAGCGGGGAGACCTGGCGGGTCATGCACGTCGTGGCCCCGTCCAGCACCCGCTACCGCAAGGCCGAATCCCAACTCATCCAAGGAGAGGGGCAGCCCGATGGCTGATCTCACTGCCACGTCCGTGCCCATCGCCACGGGCCTGGCCGATGTCGCCGGCGCCGCCGTCGCCGCGAGCTCCGGCGGCGACACCGCCCCGGTCGGCCCGGGCCGGCTGCTGTACGTCGCCAACGGCGACGCGTCGCCGCACACGGTCACCGTGGCTACACCGGGGACGGTGAAGGGCCACGCGATCGCCGACGCCGTTGTGCCCGTCGCGGCCGGGGACCACGCACTGATCCCGCTCGCGAACGTCTACCGCGGCTCCAACGGGCGCGCTGCGATCACCTACGACGCGGTCACGTCCGTCACGGTCGCCGTACTGGAGATCGAGACGTGACCGCCGAGCAGCAGCGCCCGTACGTGGCGAGCGAGGCGCACGAGTGCAGGCAGCGCGCCGAGGACCCCGACCGCGACACCGTGGAGCGGCTCACCTGGGCCGTCCTCGCCGTCGCCGCCGAGCTGGCCGTCATCCGCCGGCAGGTCAGGAGGTGAGGTGCCGTGGCCAGACGGGGACCGACCGTACGAATCACTGGTCTTGACCGGCTGCGGGTCCAGCTGGACGAGCTGAGCGACGACGTCAAGGAGGCGCTCAAGAAGGCCGTCAAGGAGTCGGCCGAGGCGGTCCGGGACGACACCAAGCGCAACGTGCGCGTCGGTGAGGGCACGCTGCGCGACAACGTCGGCATCGAGTACGAGGAGGACGGCTTCGTCGCCACCGTCGGCTGGCACGATGACCGGCACTTCTACGCCGCGTTCCACGAGCACGGCACCCGACGGTTCCCCGCCCAGCCCGCGCTCGCCCCAGCTCTGGAGGCGGAGCGGCCCCGCTACCGGGCCCGGCTCACCGAAGAGGTCCGGCGGGTGCTGCGATGAGCACCCCCACCCCGGGCCTGGCCCTCCTGCCCGTGCAGATCGCCGTGTACGGCGCGCTGCAGGCCGACGCCGCCCTGGGGACGCTGGTGACGGGCGTGTTCGACTTCGTCGAGGAGGGCCAGCCCTACCCCTACGTCCACGTCGGCGAGGCGATCGAGACACCGGACAACGCGCACGACCGGCACGGCGCCGAGACCGTGATCACCCTGCACGTGTGGTCGCAGTACCGCGGCTACGCCGAGGCGCTGCGGATCGCCGGCCGGGTCGTGGAGGTCCTCGACCACACGCCGCTCAGCATCGACGGGCACCACCACGTGGCGACCCGCTTCGAGTTCTCCCAGACCCTCACCGACCCGGAGCCGCCGGGCGACATCCGGCACGTCGTGCTGCGGTTCCGCATCGTCACCGACGTCACCGGCGCCTGACCGGCGCCCCACTCACACCCCAAGGAGGCCCGCGTGGCTGGCACCGATGCCTTCGGCACCCAGTTCAAGCGCGACACCACCGGCAGCGGCAGCTTCGCCGTGATCGCCAACGTCAGTGACATCTCCGGGCCCGAGCGGTCCCGCGAATCGATCGAGGTCACCGCCCACGACTCCCCCGACAAGTACCGCGAGTTCATCAAGGGGTTGAAGGACGGCGGGGAGGTCACCCTCACGCTCAACTACGCCCCCACCGACTCCTCCCACCAGGCCCTCGATGCGGACTTCGAGGAGGACGACCTGCGCGACTACCAGGTCGTGCTGCTCCCCGGCACGGTCGACGAGTGGACGTGGGAGTTCTCGGCCCTCATCACCAGCATCGGCGACGCGTTCCCCACCGACGACAAGATGGAACGCGAGGCCACTTTCAAGATCAGCGGCAAGCCGACGCTCACCGCCACCGGCGCGTAAGGAGAGACATCACATGGGCCTCAAGGACCAGATCCGCGCTGCGGACGACATCCCCGTCCACCACGACGTCGAGATCCCCGAGTGGGCACCCGGCGCACGCTTCCGCGTGTGCGGCCTGCCCGACGAGGACTGGGAGGAGTACCAGAACAAGCTGTCCAAGATGCAGTTCCAGCAGGGCAAGAACAGCGCCGAGATGGCCCTGCGCTCCAACAAGGCCGAGATCGTCGCCAAGGCCCTCTACGACCAGGACACCGGAGAGCTGGTGTTCCCCGACCTGCGCGAGGGCATCGCGATCCTACGGAAGAAGAACGCGGGCATCGTCAACGGCCTGTTCAACCTGGTCAAGCACCTGTCCGGTGATGACCGGGACTTCATGCAGAAGGTGCAGGCGGCCGAAGAGGATTTCGGCGACGGCCAGAGCTGAGGTTCCAGTACGACCTGGCCGTGGCCTTCCGTATCCCGCCGTCGCAGGTGCTGGAGCGGTTCACCGAGCGGGAGCTGGCCCGCCTGCTCGCCTACCAGAACCTCTACGGGCCCATCGGCCCGAGCAGGCTGGACGTGCTGTTCGCGCGGCTCGGCATGGACGTGGCCGCACCCCACATGCGCAAGGGCGCACGTCCGCGCCTGCAGGACCACCTGATGGTGTGGTCCCGCAAAGCCAGGCCGCGCCGTACCGGCCGCGAGCTCCTCGGCATCGTCCAGGGCATCCAGGCCGGCTTCGAGAAGCGGGCGGACAAGGGGGTGCGTCGTGGCTCTGCTCGATGAGCTGCTGATCCGCATCGGCATGGACTCCACCGGAGTCGACCAGGGAACCCAGGAGGTCCAGGGCCGCCTGGACGGCCTCGCGGCGCCCGCCGCCGCGGCCGGCGGTCTGGCCGGCGCCGTGTTCGTCGCCGGGATCACGCAGGCGATGGACATCGCCTCCGCCCAGCACAAGCTGCAGAACCAGCTCGGCCTGACCGCCGAGGAAGCCGAGCGCGCCGGCGACGTCGCCGGTGAGGTGTTCTCCGCCGGGTTCGGCCAGTCCCTCGGGGACGTCAACGCCGCGCTTGGCGGCATCCACTCCGGCATCGGCGACCTGGGCGAGTTCACCGAGGCCGAGCTGCAGGACATGAGCAAGCAGGCCCTCGCCCTCGCCGACACATTCGAGACCGACGTGGCAGACGCCACCGGGGCCGTCGGCCAGCTCATCAAGACCGGGCTGGCCGCCGACGCCACCGAGGGCTTCGACCTCGTCACCAAGGCCATGCAGACCATCCCCGCAGAGCTGCGCGGGGACCTGCTGCCCACGATCCAGGAGTACTCCACCCAATTCCGGCGTATCGGGCTGGACGGGCAGACCTCGATGGGCCTGCTGCAGCAAGCCGTCCAGGCCGGCGCCCGCGACCTCGACCAGGTCGCCGACGGCATCGGCCAGTTCGGAGAGATCACCCTCGCCGGCAGCGACGCCGCGAAGGAAGCGTTCAAGAGCATCGGCCTGAACGGCACCGAGATGGCCAAGCTGATGGGCCGGGGCGGCGCCTCCGCGCAGAAGGCCCTGCAGATGACGATGGACGCACTGCGCGGCACCGAGAACGAGACCACGAAGCTGAACGCCGCCGCTGCCCTGTTCGGCGATCCAGCCAACGTGATGGGCGAGGCCCTGTTCGCGCTCGACCCGGCCACCGCCGCAGCGTCGACCGGCATGAACCAGGCCGCGGGCGCCGCGAAGGGCCTGGCCGGCTCGATGGAAGCCGACCCCGCGCAGCAGATGGACGCCGCCATGCGGCAGCTGATGATGACGCTCGGCGAAGCGCTCCTGCCGATCGTCAAGTCGGTCAGCGAGTTCATGAGCGAGAACAAAGAGATCATGCAGATCGCTGTGCCGGTCGTGCTCGGCCTGGTCGCCGCGCTCGCGGTGATGGCGGTCGTGATCTGGGCCGTGAACGCCGCGATGTACGCGAACCCGAT